CCTTGAACGTCATTTCAGTGCCGGGCTTTAGGCCCTCCTTGAACGTCATTTCAGTGCCGGGCTTTAGGCCCTCCTTGAACGTCATTTCAGTGCCGGGCTTTAGGCCCTCCTTCACCGCCTTACTGAAACCAAACCGCTGAATCACCTCATCCTTCCTGGAACCGGGCGTGAAACCACCCTCAAACTCGCTCGATTGAATCTTGGTGCACTTCGTAATACCCTCGTACGTCTCGCACTTTTCCTGACCGCGCATTTTCACGATGCCGTCGATGCACGCCGCCGTCTGGACTGGGTCCCCACCAAACTTGGTGGCACAGTGCACCCTGATGTCCTTATCAGCCATCTTCATTGGATCGAAGCCTATGGCCCCGACCACTGCCGCGTCCTCACGCCTCCCCAGCGTCTGTCTAGATTGTGTGGCGCCCATATTTACTATGTACTTAGAAAATTCGCTGGCCATTTCAAGTATGGGGACATTGACCAGGAACGGCCTGATCGTCGAAGGGTCCAAGGAGATAAAAAAGGAGCTCACTGTTAGACCAGTAGAAAATGCACTGGGGCTTCAAGCACCCTCCTTCAAGATTTGGCGAGGGATCACTGGTAGGGATGCGTCGCTTCTGGTCCCCAGGTACTTTGGCCTTGGGAAGTTCGGCCCGCCCACCCGGGATGCCCGCAGGGATCCTGCTCCTGCTGGGAACATCAATTTTGTTGGGAAATTGCGAAGAGAAACGAATCAAGAAGAAGCTTTCGATCGTGGTGTGGCCGCCTTCGCCAGTACCGGTGGGGGCGTCCTTTCGCTCCCACCGGGGTACGGAAAAACATGCATGGCCCTGGCTTTTTCGGCACGTCTAAAAGTCCGCACGATGATCGTGGTCCACAAAGAGTTCCTCGCGAATCAGTGGCGCGACCGGATCCAGACCTTCTGCCCCGGAGCAACCATAGGCCGCGTCCAGGGCGACACGTTCGACGTCGAAAAGGACTTTGTGATTGCCCTGATCCAGACGATGTGTCAGCGTGAGTTTGCCAAGGATGCATTTGACTCGATCGGTCTTTTGATCGTGGACGAGGCGCATCACATCGGGGCCCCAGCATTTTCACAATTTATGTTCAAAATATGTCCCCGATTCACTCTTGGCCTTACGGCGACGCCCGAACGAAAAGACGGGCTCACGCGGCTCTTGTACTGGTTCCTCGGGCCCGAGTTCTTCAGGGTCGAGCGTGCGGACCAGAAGACGACGCGAGTCGAGGTGGTTCATTATACGGATGAAGCTTTTCGGGACGCACCACCCGTAACGCGCTTTGGAAAGATCAACATGGCCGGAATGATCAATATCGTTACAGAATTGCCCACAAGGAATGAAATCCTGGTCGGCCTCATCGAGAAGGCGCTCAGCGCCACACCCCCACGACGCGTTCTTGTTTTGACCGATCGCCGAGAACATTGCTTTTACTTGCACAAGAGATTAGGTTCTAAGGCTGGTTTGTACATAGGAGGTATGAAGGAGGCTGAGCTCGCGATTTCGGCCGAAAAACCAGCAGTCATCGCCACGTTCCAGTTAGCTCAGGAGGGTCTGGATATCCCTGCGCTCGACACGGTCATCCTCTCGACGCCCAAGAGCGACATCAAGCAGTCCATCGGGCGCATCATGCGTGAGACGCCCGGCAAGCTCAATGATCCGCTGATCATCGACGTGGTCGACCACTGGTCGGTACTGTTTTCGATGTTCAGGAAGAGGTCGGTCATCTATAATGAGGGTGGGTTCCATATCGTTTCTTCAGGCAAGGGGGCGACTGAAGAAAAGACGGAGGTTTATGGAAAGGGTCGGTGTCTATTTTCTTGACTTAAATTAAATGGCAGTTATCACTCCCGGTGAGATCACCCAGTCCTGGTTTGGTCAGCAGGTCCGCATCTACGACACGAGCATCAGCCAGCTGCTGAGCGTCGCGTCCGTTCGCCCTAGTCTATCAGTATGACTCGGTCTTTAAGGTACACAGGTAGGAACTTGGCAAGGTATTTCCAGAGTTCGCCCGCGCCCCGAACCTCGAAGCGTTCAACGTCATGACCTTGATTCGCCGCAATTGAAGAGTACTTGAATAATGTAATGAAATTGATGTCCCCCATATCACAGCCGCGCACGTCAAGCATGAGAACCAGTATCCGGTTATCCTGCTTGATGATATCGTTCAACTCATTGGTGGCCACGAGGGTCTCCTGAGCAAAAACCAGGGCATCCTCGACAGTCTCAGGCTGTTCTTCAATATAGTCCTTTCCTGAAATTTTGACAAACAGGTGTTGATCGTTGCTTTTTAGGCGGTACCAGTACAGGAAAGATCCAAACCTGCCCATTCTGTAATTAGTTTGGAGATTTCATCGCATCACCGAGCGCGATGGCAAACACACCGATGACGAAGAACATCACGAGGTAGTTGCACTCGGTGGCGTCAGCCTCCGGCTTGGTGATCTTTTTGAGCCGCTCGATCCTCAGGGGATCGTAGACGGGAGGGCGTGGGGCGCCAAAGTCCTCAAACGGTGCATAGGACAAGCCCATTCCTTGTATTCACATTCGAAAAAAGTTTTACAGAGAGACCTCCTTCTTCTTGGACTTGGGTCCACGCTTCTTCTTCTCGGCGCCGATGGCCACCTCGCGCATGTCCGGGTCGCCGGCGTCGATGCTCACAATGTCGCTGACGTCATCATCGTCCCCGCGACCTGGGCGGGTCTGGATCGGCGGTGAAGGGCCCATCATGCCCATCAGGGAGCCAAAGTCCATTCCTGGACCGCGCATCTCGCGACGCAGGCCTCCACTTGGTGGCTGCCCGCCGCCCTCGATGGGCCCCTGTTGAGAGCGGCTCACAGCGTCCACCATGTTTCGCATCAGGTCTGGGTTCTGCTTCATCACCTGAGAGACGTTCGGCACGGCCGCCTTGAACATGCTGTTCGTCAGGTGGAACATCATGGCCGATCCACCGACCATCATAATCAGCTTCACCTCTGGTGCGACGCTAATCTTCGTCTTGTATTTGTTGTAGAGGTCTTCAAAGACGCCATCATAGTCCTCGACATTCTCCATGCAGTTCTGGGACCAACCGTTCAGCTCCAGGTCAAAGGGATCAAACTTGTCGTTCAGGAACTCAAGGCCAGTCACGCAGGCGACCAGCATGCGCCGCTGGAACTTGACGGAGCGGTCGACCTCGATGGAATAGGTCATGCGCTTGTACTCCGTGCGAATCTCATCAATGTCGCTGTAGATGTTCAGGCGTGCACTCGTCTGGAATCCCTTCTTGGCCAGTCGGCTAATTTTGTTCAGCAAATCAGCCTTTTCATCCTCAATGGACTTGTAGCCATCAGAGGGGACCTGTGCGCCACCACCACCCTGGTACTGCTGCCCCTCGTCACCTTCGTCATCCATCTCGTCACCTCCGTCAAACTCCTCGGGAGGTGGGGGTGCTGGGGCGGCGTGCTTTCCGGGATTCATGAACATGTCCAGGCCGTCGTCGGCCGATGCCTGGACCCGCTCAGGCCCTGGGGCGCGCTTGGCGAATGGGCTCGGGCGCGAAGGCTTGGCCCGGAGTGGGACCGTCTTGCGCCCGGGCAACTGGATAGAGATTTCGTCCAGCAGTCTGGATTCATCATCGTCGAGATTCATAGATTGGCCGCCACCTCCCATGTCGATAGATACGGAGTCCATCGTTACAACTTTGAAAGAAAGGTCTCCACTAGCTTTAACGCAATTTCTTCAGGCTCGAAAATAATATTAGCAAAACTTAAATGGTGAAGATCCTCAAACTCCTGACCAACGCTCTGATCATCGGTCTGCTCTTCGCGATCCTGTACACCCTGGTCCAGGGCCAGCGCCGCAGCAGCTACGAGGCCGCGCCCCTGATGATCACCCCAGGCCCCATGGTGGCCAAGCAGCCCGCTGACCTGTTCGCGGTCCAGCCCTCCCTGGAGTGCACGGCCGGTCCATCTGAGAAGGCTGACTACTACTCGAGCGGCCTGACCCCAGGTGGCCTGTGCGGCGGCAGCGAGTACGTGCGCGAGATGATGCGTGATTACGCCATCGCGGACGGCGTGGGCGGTTCCCTGCTGGAGAAGTAGGCAGTCCGAAGGACTGGCTCTTGCGAAGAGCCCAATGAAAAACTAAAGTTTTCATCTACTAGATATGCCTGATTTAACGGTTTATGTTGATTCCAACAACAGAAATCAGGGCCTGTACCCAAACTCAAATTCTTACACGCTGCACTTGACCAACCCAATCTTGAATGTGACCAAGGTTGAACTCCTTACGGCAATGTTGCCGAACATATACAGCTCGCAGTATTTGACTTTGGATATAGCAGAATTGAGAACGCCCGATAACCTCGTGGCGGATCGGCTCGCAAATGTTACGATCGCAGGTGGGACCAGTAACCTCATGGCCCCATCGGCCAACGCCTTTTACGGATCTTTCGCGACCATTCCCGTCAAGGCTTCGGGTGGCGCACAGGCCCTCGCAATTTCAAACACAATTTCGGTCGTTGCAAATTCCATCGCAGTCAATACTGAATTTTACAATGCAAATTATCGAATCTGGCAGGACTACCCGTCAAGAATAGACAAGATTGATCGCGTGACGGTCACGTGGCGCCAGCCCAATAACGGAGCCGTGTTCATCGACAACAACTTCAGCCCCGCAATCGACATGGGCCGGAACATGTTCATTTTACGGTTTGAAACCAAACACGTGCCCATGGAACCCGAGCGGCCTCTGGCCTTGCCGGACCCTGTCCAGTGGGACTCGGGTGAGACGAGGCGGCTTGTGATAATTGGGGCCGTGGCACTCGGCGGGCTCCTGATCATCATGAGCATGCGCCGACGCCAAGTGGAACTTAATTCTAGGTAGAAATTAGAATGTGCGACTCGATCGCCAATGGGGGGCAGCGATGCGCGCCTTCGTGCCCACCCTCAAACGTAACCATCGCCTCGAACGTGCTCAGCACGACCGGCGACATTTACGCTTCGAATGGAACTTTCACGGGGTCTTTGACCGTGACGGGCAACATATACGCTTCGAATGCCCTCCAGACCACGAACGTATTCGCAGCGGGCCAAGTCGTGGCGACGGGCAAGACGGGTGTCGGTGTGTGTCCTCCTATCGTATTTCGCCAGGGTGGATCAGCGACCAATTGGGATACTCCTGGATCCAACACGACCACCTACGCCACTACGAGTGGGGCGGTCCAGATACAATGTGGTGCGAACGTCATGACCTCCACGACCCAATTCATTCCTTTCCCGGTCGCTTACACGAACAACCCTACAGTTCTCGTCACGTCTTACGGTACGACGGGAAATATTTTGGTCGCATCAGTCACATCGGCCGCTTTTTCAGTATCAGCTAATGCGGCTATTCAATTTGAGTGGATGTCGATTGGTATCTAGATGTGTAGAGATCACGTCTAAAACAAAATCGAGGGCTTTAGTAGTGGATGGCGGCCAATACGGTGACGTATTTCGGTGACGTCACGACAGTCGGGAACACAGTAGTGTTCCAAAACTTGACTTCCCAGGGAAATTACTCAATTTTCTCTGGAAATGTGAGCCCACCAGCGACAGGGACGGGGTCGGTCGGGACCACAGGGGCCCTTTTCGTTTCAACCTCCAACACCACGACCCTGAACGTGACGAGCCTCTATGGAACTACGGGTTTCGTAGGCCTGAACACCGCGGGCGGTGGCGCGACTCTCAACGTGGCCGGGAACGCATGGACCTCGAATGCACTCGCCGCCCAGAATGTCTTTGCGCTCACGAGCATCAACGTGGCGACCCTCAACACCAGTTTCATACAGACGTCGGTCGGTATCCTCAACGACCCAACGACGGGTGCGACTCTCAATATTTCGGGAAACACGACCGCCACGGTCGCCTTTTCAGGTGGGAACGTCTTGGCGGTGACGAGCGCCAACGCCGCCGTCTTGAACACTGCAGCCATTTTCGGGACCTCGAACCTCGTGGGTATAAACACGACGGGGGCAGGTGCGACCCTCAACGTCGCCGGGAACGTCTTCACGTCCAATTCCCTTTCGGCTCCTAACGTCTTCGCGACCGTGAATGCCAACGTCGCATCTTTGAACACTGCGAGCATCTTTGGAACCACAGGCTTCGTAGGCATCAACACGACTGGGGCAGGTGCGAGACTCAATGTGGCCGGGAACGTCTACACGTCCAATTCCCTTGCGGCCACCAACGTCTTTGCGATCACGAGTGCTAATTTAGAATCGCTTAACACTGCGAGCATCTTTGGAACCGCACGCTTCGTTGGAATCAACGCGACCGGTGGAGGTGCGACCCTGAACGTCCTAGGAAACATCTACGTCTCGAACGGTCTAGCGACCACGAACGTCTTGCCGACCATGAACGCCAACATAGTCACTACGAACGTGACCTCTATGAATTTGATAACCTTTTGTCTAGGCATTAACACTCCAGGACAGGTTGCACCTGCGCCCCTTCTCAAGGTGGCCGATAACGTTTGGAGCTCGAACGCATTCCAGAGTCCATTCGGTAGGTTCACGAACGTTTTAACCGACGTGACCAGCCTCGATTCGGCGGCGACGAAACGCATATTCTCCCCCGCGGCCCTTGGGATCATAGGCGTCGGTCAGGTCCCTACCGTGGGCTCGGCGACCCTCCAAGTGACCGGAAACCTCTTTGCGGCAAATGCTTTTCAATCTGCAAGTATCAACGCATCCACCTCGGCCAACGTGGACTCCACAAATGTGCTCGTGATTACGAATTCCTTTAGGCGCGTGGGGGTCAACAAGGGTGCGCCAACGGCGAATCTTGACGTGTCCAGGAACGTCTTTGCGTCGAACGCGCTTCAATCAGCGAATATCAACGTCTCAACCTCGGCCAACGTAACAACCTTAAACACATCATTGACCATCACAAATTCAAGCTTGCTCGTCGGTATAAACAATTCGAACCCGACCTCGAACCTTAGCGTGTCCGGAAACGTATATGTCGCAAATACCATAATAGACGGCTCTGTGAATCAAAACCTCCCCGTGGTGGCGTTCACAGGCTCTGGGCCGGGTGGGAACGTTTATACGAGCGTGACGGGTGGCGTGACGTATGCGGTCACCACAGCAGCAGGGGAATTCGAAACGCCCGCTCACCCCGCCTGGCGTGCGTTTAACTTCCCGACGACGTCGTCAGGCGCCACCGCCCCATCCAAGTTTATCCTCTTCGAGGGTGAAAGCCTCACGGCGACAAACCAGACCAAAATCACGAGCCCCAACGGACGATACACATTAACATTTTTGTCCAATTCTTATTTATATATCCAGGATTCGGTTTCATTGGCTAATGTATGGGACTGGAACACTATAGGCGTCAATTACACGGTCCTTTTACCAACGACAATAACTCTTTTATCGACGGGCGTCCTTACGGCGTACAATGCCGCCGGGTCCGGCGTGTACAGCGGCGCCCCCCCATCTGGATACGGGCCCTACAGATTGACTCTTGAAAATACGGGCGCGCTGAATCTATACGACAGGTACGACGCTGCGAGCGTGTTGGCCTCCGGCACCGGCGACTATCAAACTTTCGGGGGGCCGAACGGAAGTTTCGGCGAGCAAGGGTTTGGCTCGAATAATCAACCATATACTTTAATTACCGTGTCGTGTTCATTCACGATACCTAAATATACAGGCGCCGGAATAACAGCAAATGTATACGTGGTCGGTGGTGGCGGCGGGGGTGGTGGGATAGTTAACGGCGGTGGCGG